CATGGATGATCCAATTAAGATTGAAGCCCAAAGGATTGCGATTGAACGGTTGAAGTTGAGAATGGAACGGAAACAAGAGGACAATAAAGAACGTGCTAATGATGCCTCTAAAGCAATGGAAGAGGTAAGTCGGCTTAGAAGTAGACATGGAATTAGTCAGCCTAGAGGAAGTGATACACGAAATACAATACCACCTATCAATCCGACGATTAAATCAGCGAACATAAATCATATAGATAAAAGTCTATACGATAGTAGGTCTGTTCAAATTATGATTGACGGTCCTCTGCGCTCTAAGGCCATCCAGATGAGTGAACTAATCGACACAGATTACTTAGACGCCAAAGGCAGAGAACTTAATCCACACATCACGGTTAAGTATGGATTTCCAAGCCACATTCAACTAGAAGATATTCAGCGGATTGCTCAATTATTCCAACCTTTCAAAGTTCGATTTGGACAGATTAGTTTATTTGAGAATGATGAATTTGACGTGGTAAAAATAGAAGTGGAAGGTCAAGATTTAAGGCGGCTCAATAATCTACTATCTTTTCTACCTAACTCAGATGAGCATGTAGAGTTTAATCCCCATTTAACTATAGCGTATGTGTTAAGTGGATTAGGTTGGTTGTTTTGCAATATGCGAAATGAGTTAGTTGAAATGGAGTATGAGATTAGGGAGATTGAATTCAGTGATGAGGATGGAAAGTTGACGCGGATTGGATTAGGTAAAGATAGAAACGGATTAGAGAAAAGTAGAGATAGTGCGCCTGGATACAGGTTGAGTGATGAGGCAGGAGTGAAGTGTAGTAATTGCTTGTTTGCTGTAGATAGTAGATGCGAATTATATGATTTTGAATTTGACGAGGGATTTGTTTGCCAAAGCTGGATTAGCGAAGTTCAAATAATCAAGGTGAAATAAAGTTGTTTAATCAATCCAAGCAACTTCGTTGCTCGCCTGTAACAAACCTATTAACTTACAATCTTTTTAAAGGATCTAATTCATGCAAACCTTTTTGCCTTATCAATCTTTTGCAGCCTTTCGTCTTCAGTCATACCATATTGAAACCTGAATCCTGATTTGCGTCTATCTCTTTTTTAGATCATGATAATGTAATGTAGATAAAAATTAGATTTTTGGATTCAAATGCTAAAAACTGATGAAATTGAAAGTGTGAATACCAGGTTCAGGGATTGGGTGTATTCATACGGTGGAACCCTTAAGCTATCTAAGGCCCTCAGGGTTCACCAGAACAGCGTTCAGGGGTGGATTGCCAGAAGGTCACGCCCAACCTTGGATTCAGTTCTCGGCATTCTAATGCTTTCCAGGGGTGCAATTTCTCTTAAGGACATTGATGAGGCAATTAAGCTCATCTATCCAACCCCGGAAAAATTTTCACAACATTAAGATAAACGAAAAATCAAGTTGAGTTCCACCGTGTCTATGTTATGGTGTCTATACTCAATCAATCAACTGCATGATGGCGGTTAATAACTACACCTGAACTCAGGGAAAGGTTTACTTATGTCTGATGACCGATGGGAAAAAGCAAAGAAAGAAAATTTCGACCGAATGAACCCTGAACCATCTGATGATGAGCTTGATGAGGGAACCATCAATGTCATTAAGCTGGATGATTTTAGAGTCATCTGTCACGATCATGAAAAAATGTTTCTAAAGTTCCAGTCTGAAGGGCTTTATGATGCTGACAAAACCCACTCAATATTAAATGCGCTTAAAACTCTGCAACTGCGTGTAAGCCATGCCGTAGTTCAAATTTATGAAAAGGATATTTTATGAAACTTTTGATCTTATTACTTTTTGTTTCTTGTTCCTCCAAACCAAAGGACTCCATGACTGATGAAATGTCTGAGTTCTCTGAAACCGACCTTGAGACACTTCTTTCAACTGCAACCGTCACTGCAATAAAGGAACTAGAATGAGTACCGAACTGACATTGCCTCAAAGGGTTTTTGCCCTCGAAAAAGATTGCACCTCAATCAATGATAAAATGAATTTCATTAAGGAGGCAGAATTTGCCTTGCAGGCTTTGAAGGGAAACGATGCCCTGGTAAAGGCTGCAACTCAAAATCCTGAATCCCTAGAACACGCAATCATCAACCTGGCATCATGTGGAATTTCCCTGAATCCGCTTTTGAAAGAGGCTTACTTAGTTCCTCGAAAAGGGAAAGTTTGTCTTGATATTTCCTACATGGGTTTATCAAAACTTGCAATTGATTCTGGTTCTATCGTTTGGGTTCAGGCCGAGGTAGTGAAAGAAAAAGATATTTTTGAATTTATGGGTTTGGGCCTTGCACCTGTTCACAAGTTTTCACCCTTCAAAGATCGTGGTGCAGTGATCGGTGCTTACTGTGTTGTCAAAGTTCATAGCGGTGAAAGCCTTTCAACCATCATGAGTAAAGCTGAGGTTGACTACATTAGAAGTAGATCGCCATCGGGCCAGTCAGCTGATGGGCCGTGGGCAAATTTCTATGAGGAGATGGTGAAAAAAACGGTGGTGAAACGTGCCTCAAAGTTATGGCCAAAATCAGACAAGGTTCTTAAGGCTGTTTCCATCCTGAATGAGCATGAGGGAATGGATTTTTCAAAAGGCCCTTCAATTGATCCTGACACTGAAAAAAATGATCCACCAGTTGATGAAACTTTTTCAAAGATCATGAAACTTCTTTCGGAAAAAGGTAGAACTGAGGAACAGCTTTTGGAATATCTCAACAAGCAATTTAAGAATGCTAACCTGGAAAGCATCAAGCAATTAAATAGTTCTCAAGTTGCTTACTCGATTAGAATTTTAGGAGGTGAAAAATGAAATCAATAAACACGGCAAGAGGGAAATACAAGAAAATAATTCTGAATGAGTCAGAGCTTCATCAGCTGATTTCATACCTGGATTTGGCAAAGGGGAATATTTCCTATTTTGCACAATTTGACCTGAAAAGATTCTCGGAAAAGATGAGTAAACAATTAAAAAATCAGAAATTAAAACTTAAAAAAGATTGTTGAGGTTTTTATGGGAATGATGCTTGATGATTCTGAACAAAAACTTTTCTACAAATTGGTCAAAGAGGAACTTGCAAGCTATGGCTTGAAACCAAAGCCAAAAACCTCCTCAGAAATGGCTTACTTGCTTTTGCTGAAATGTTCCCTGGATAGAATCGAGGGTTCAGTTATCCGTGAAACAAAAAGAAAAGAGCGCATAAATAGAACGATGCTGAGAATTGATGAGCAACTAAAACAAATTGAGGAGAATGAAAAATGACTACAAAATTAAAATCACCCGCAACTGATGCCGTTATCAAGGGCCTCATGGAAAGGTTAGCTGATGCAGAAAAGGTTATTGAATTTTATGAGGACAACGCAAGTCACTCAGATGCGTTCACTTACAAGACAGTTACAGTAGCATCAAATAAAAAAGCGAGAGAATACTTTAAAAAATATGGTGGTAAGAAATGAGCGCAATTTTTGTAAACGCAATTCAAGGAACAAAAGAATGGCAACAATTAAAACTAGGTGTGGTTAGCGCATCCAATGTCTCAAGAGCGTTGGCCAAAAGAGGAACTGAGACACGCAAAAAGTATGTGAATGATTTGGTTGGACAAATTGTGACAGGCAAATTTGACGAAATAAATGCCAAATCACTTGAACACGGTATTTTAAATGAAGAGGCCGCAAAGGCCGCTTATGCATTTGAGACTGGCCACAATGTTGATGACATAGGGTTTATCTATCATTCAGGAAAGCGCATGGGTGTTTCTCCTGATGGCATCATGCCAGGGATAAAAAAGGGCTGTGAGATAAAATGTCCAATCACAAGTGCAGTTCATGTGGACACGGTTGCAAATGGAACTATCAAGCCTGAATATTTCTACCAGGTTCAATTTTCATTGTGGGTGACTGGTTATGAATCATGGGATTTTGTTTCATTCAACCCTTTTTTTAAAAAGAAAATGTTGAAAATAATTACATGCACCCCTGATGCTGAAACATTCAAAAGATTCGACACGGAATTGCCAGGGTTCTTAGATGAGGTTGATGCTGCCTTGAAATTTTTTGACATGGAATTTGGTGAGCAATGGGATAAACTTTGAGTTTACAAATCCAAAACTGTCGGCCATTATTGACTCAATTCAATATTCAGGCTTGCTCACAGCTGCACAAATTTTCTATTTTGCCACTCGGCAAATTCTGCCATGATTGGGGTGAGTCTTCAGAAATGATGCCCGATCATGGCTTTTTTATTTGGGGTGAACTAATGGAAGGTTGGATAAAACTTCATAGGAAAATTGCAGAATCAAGGCATGGCAAAAACCTAGAATTGGTCGGGCTTTTCACTTCATTACTTATTAGGGCAAATCACAAAGAGGGCTTTACGGCTGATGGCACAAAAATATTGCCAGGGCAGTTTATGACCTCAAAAATCGGACTATCAAAAGAATTTGGGCTGAGCGAAATGAGGTTGCATCGACTACTAAACAAGCTGAAAACCGAGGGACAAATCGAGGTGCATAGTTCCTCGAAAAACTCAATAATTACAATATGTAATTGGACTGCCTATCAAGAGAGCGAGGGCGTTATTGAGGATCAAGTGAGGATCAAACGAGGATCAAGTGAGGATCAAGTGAGGACAAACAAGAATGCTAATAACAATAAGAATAACAAGAATAACAAGAATATAATACATTGTGAGGCATTTTCTGGAAACGTGTTGGACTCAACCGAGGAAATTAAAACCCCTCATGATGCCGTCAATGTTTTGACACTTCTTAACGCAGTCTGTTTCAAAAACTTCAGACCGACCAAAGCAAACATCCATTTTGCAAAATCCAGACTCAATGAAGGGTATTCCCTGGATGATTTCAAATCAGTTTTTGAGTTTAAGAACAACCAGTGG